AAACTGAGTTAGTAATTTCGTTGGATTTAAAAAGTACCCCAGTCACACTCACGAAAGGTGAGGTCAAAAAACCTTACTCCATTTGTGAGATGACCGGGACATTGCGTGACCAGTATCTTGCGGATACCAAATCCAGAACCCGGATGAACGGGGACAAGATGGAAATGGATTCATACGAAGGTCTTTACGCCGACCTTCTTTGCCGCTGCCTGCGGGACAAGGACGGGAAACTCCTAACCAAACAAGAGGTTCAGGAGTTCCCGTCTTCCGCTCAACAAACCCTGTTTAAAGAAGCCCAAAAGCTCAACGGTCTGTTTGGGGAAGAAAAGGAACAGGGTCAGGAGGAAGCGGAAGAACAGGCAAAAAACGAATAAATGAAGGGGACCGGATGGGATGGTACAAACTTGCCTCCCATCTTGGTCAACCCCTTCAGTTCGTAAAACAGTGGACCACTTATAGTGAATTTGAAGAATGGATGGTTTACTTAGGTGATGAGGAATGTAGGACAACAAAACAGGACTTGTATTTGGCACAGATTGCTCAACGTATTTTACAAATGGCGGGCAATAGTACAAGTTTGGTGAGTCAATTATTACCGTTTGGAAAAGAGCCGAAAAAGGTTACAGGTATCAAAGACCCGGTTGTCAATAAGGCAATATGGTTGGCATGGGCCAAAATTGGAAAGACTGAATAATGAGTCTTGGACTTAATTACGACCTTGGAAAAATCTTTGTAAGAATCGGTGCCATAGATACCGAATTCCAAAGGACCATTTCCAAAACGTATGCCACGTTGAATTCCATGACGGATAAGTTAAACCGTATTGGAACTCAAATGACTTTGGGTATTACACTTCCATTGATGGGGGTCGGGACTGCAGCGGTTGTGGAATTTGGCAAGTTTGATAAAGCCATGACCCAGTCCCTTGCTATCATGAAAGGAATGACACCTCAATTAAGAAGAGAAATGGCGTCCATAGCGGATTCCATTTCTCTCAAAGGTGTTACAAACGCCACGGAATTAGCACGGTCCTATTACTATTTGGCGTCCGCTGGATTGGATGCTCAACAGGCCATGTCTTCTTTAAGTGCCATAAATAATTTTGCTATTGCCGGTCAATTTGATATGGCCAAAGCCACTACGTTGGCAATGGACGCTCAAAGTGCTATGGGTATGGTGGACAAGGATGCCATAAAGAACAGAGCCAACTTAGTTAAAATTACTGATATGCTTGTGGGCGCTAACATACTGGCAAATGCCTCCACGGAAGAATTCTCAATGGCTTTGACCAGTCAAGCCGGCGCTATTATGCGTTCCTATAAAGTCCCATTGGAAGAAGGATTAGGCGTGTTGGCTGCTTATGCAGAACAAGGCCGAAAAGGTGAAGAAGCCGGTCGTATGTTTGCCCGTATGTTATCTTTTACGATGCGTGGTTTCCGGGAAAATAGAAAAGTGTGGGATGCTTTTGGGGTATCCATTTTTAAAGCTAATGGGGAATTGGTTACAATGGATAGTCTTGTCCGTCAATTATCCATGGCTTTATCTAAATTAAGTACGGAACAAAAAGGGGCAGCCTTAGAAGCAATGGGCTTCCAAACGGAGAGTCAGGCTACTATTTTGCCCCTTATAAATATGCAAGATAAGATTAAGGGTTACACGGAACGATTGAGGGAAATGAGTGGCTTGCAAGATAAGATTAAGGGTTACACGGAACGATTGGGGGAAATGGGTGGCGTGACGGAATCGGTCGCCAATGAACAGATGAAAAATCTTTCCGACCAGTTTGCTATCACTGGGAATTATGTTCAGGCTTTAGGGCGGGATATCGGTAGTATCTTATCCCCCAGTTTGGAAGTACTTAATAAAGATGTGCGGGGCGTGTTGACGTGGTGGCGGTCTTTGGATAACAGTACACAAAAACTGATAGTCCAATTTGGTTTGGTGGCTGCTGCTGCGGGACCGGCTTTATTGGTTTTATCCTTTGGGGCTAAGGCCGCCACGATGGCATTTGCAGCAATGAGTTTGCCCCTTGTCAAAGTGGTTGCGCTTGTACTTTTACTGAAATCTGCTGTTGATGATGTGGGGGCTGTACTTAGTGGAACCACAAGCAAAGGAGGCGGTTTGGGGACTTATTTTTATAATGAGTTCGCCATTGTTCAACAGTCCGGGGCAGTGGTGTTTGCTTATTTAATGGAGGGCTGGGAATATGTAAAGTTTGGATTTAAAGAAGCTGTATCCGGAATGAAATGGATTTGGAATGAATTTAGTTTATCCATCCGGCAGTCCATGGCCGGTATATTACAGAGCTTTGGAACATTTGTTCAAAGGATGGAAACCACTATTAATAAATTACCCGGTGTAGATAAGGCTTCTTTAGGGTCTCAATCTATTATGGATGCCGCTATGGGGGTGTTACCCGGACCCGGTGGAAATAGTGCAGCCGGGGAGTTTGCAAAAAATAAACAAGATTTAGAAAAAGGTCTTGCGGAAATTGATGCTATTTTAACGCAACACGCTATAGACGTTGTACAAGAATTTGAGGGGGAAGATAGACAGGGAAAATCCATTATTGAAAATGTTTTTGGGACAGAGGGTGGGGTCAAGGCCGTAGAGGATGCTTTAGGCGGATTGAAAGAAACGATGGACGGTTTGATGCAATCTTCTATAGATATGCCAACACAATATAAACAAGAAATGGACGACATGTTGGAAGCATTAGATGCGGAACTCCAATTAGTTGGATATACAAATGATGCCCGGGAAAGGGCTATTGAATTAATCAAGTTTAAAAAGTTAGCTGAACAACAGTATGGAAAAGAAACTATAGCTTATTTAAAAGCCATTGAACGGTATGAATCCAAAATAAATGAATTGGCTACAGCTCAACGAAATGAAAAGTTCCAACAGATACGGGACTGGGCGCAGGATGCTACGAGTGTTTGGGCCAATTTACAAGAAACGGCTGTTCATGCTTTGGATGGCATTTCCCGTGAATTCACGGATATGATTGTTGATGGGGAGGCTGATTTTAAGAGATTTGCCAAAGGCATTTTAAAAGAACTTCTTAATATGGTTATTCAAATACAAATGGCCAGAGCTTTAATGACCGTCTTTCCGGGATTAGGAATGGGGTATGGTGGCAACAGTGGAACTACGTGGGCGGGTGGAAATGCCACAACCACGACCAGCACGGGCGCTTACGTGGCTCATAGTGGTGGACAAGTTGGAAAGATAAGTCGTATGCGGTCTGTAAATCCGGCTATCTTTAATGGGGCTCCCCGGTTGCATAGTGGTTTGGCCTCCGACGAATTTCCCACAATTCTTCAAAAAAATGAAACCGTGATTCCTGCGGGTGGAAAAGCTTTGTCTGTTGCCCCCAGTGTTGTCATTAATAATAACACGGGCCAACAGATGGAACAAGAGGGGCAGCCTAAATTTGATGGGGAAAAATGGGTGGTCAGTGTAGTAGCAAAAAATTTGGATAGTGGTGGCACTTTATTTCGTAAAGTGAAAGGCATGAGATAATGACTGATTGGCCAAATATAAGTCGGTTTCCGGACCCGGACACGTATGAAGAATCCGTGGCAAAGGACCCCACTATTAGAAGTGAAACTGAAAGCGGTAAAGTTCTTACCCGCGCTCGTTTTACACTAATCAAAAAAACATGGTTGTTCACAATAACAAATCTCACTCCAGTGGATAAAGGGATTCTTGTCACTTTTCAAAATACGGTGCGGGTAGGCGCGTCCTCTTTTAATTGGCATGACCCGTATGATTCCGGGACTGTGTATGAAGTAAGATTGTCAAAGCCTTTCCGGTTCAGTCCACAGCCGGGGGACCCTAAAAAATGGATGTGTGACGTGGAATTGGAAGAGGCATAAATGAAAACTTTACCAGCTGAATTGATACTGGAAAAAAATAAAGTTTCTACGAATAGCGCGTGGCTTGTGTTGGCGGAAATCATTTTGAATGATACTGCAAACACTCATTTTTATTTGGTCCGGAACAATGAAAATTTTACGTTTGGTGGACAGGTGTACACGGCGTTCCCTTTTGAATTAGAACCGATGACTGTGGAGCATACGGGACAAATTCCAACAGCCACTTTACGAGTGTCCAATATCACACGACAGCTTCAACCCTATTTACAGGCTTTGAATGGGGGTGTAGGGGCTCAAGTAAAATTGACAGTAATCAACTCAGCCAATCCAACGTCCGATTATACGGAATTGGAAATGTTGTTTGATGTACTTACCACGGAAACAAGTCAAAAGTGGGTGACGTTTAAGATTGGTGCTCCCAATCCTTTATTACAAAGACACCCATTATATAAATTTATTGGATTGCATTGTCGTTGGACTTTTAAGTCTTCCCGTTGTGGTTATACAGGGGCAGCCACAACATGCAAAAGAACATTGGCGGACTGTGCAGCTAAGAGTAATGAAGTTCGGTTTGGTGGTTTCCCGGGATTGAGAAATGGAACAATTAGAATTGTCTAATTTATTTATGGCTTCTTTTGAGATGGGTGGAACAGGTCCTAATTCTTATGACTGTTTTACTTTATCCAAAGAGGTTTTACGGCGGGCTGGAATAGACTTGCCAAGTTGGGAATCTATACAGGATATAGCTGCCCGGGACTTTATTATAAATGAAAGAAAACAATTTTTTACAAGGTTAGAAACTCCAAAACCGTTTTGTCTTGTGAGCTTTAAACTTCATGGGCCTTTGGTGACTCATATTGGAGTGGTTTTGGAAGACTGTAAAACGTTTATCCATATTATGAAAAAACAGGGTGTTTCTATTTGTCGTTTGGACGACATTATTTGGAGTAAGAAAATTGACGGATTCTACCAATACAATTCAGGTTGTTAAGGTTCGTAATGCCTTTAATCGGGCAGATAGAGAAATACGATATCTGTCTTTTAAAGATGGGGAAACAACTGTAAGACAAGTCCTTTTACATGTTGCCCCGGAGGC